TAAACTAGGAGTGATTATGAATGTTAAATATGTTCCAGAAGCCGTTTTTAAAACACGATTCGGAGATGAAGAGCCAGAAGATGGCGGATGTCCAATCGGTGGCGAATGGAGAGACTTAACTACTAAAGAGTTGTTTGAAGATAAAAGGGTTGTAGTATTTTCACTGCCAGGTGCATTCACGCCTACGTGTTCGTCGAGTCAAGTACCAGGATACGATAGCATGTATGATGAATTCAAAGCAGCTGGTATTGATGATATCTACTGTGTTTCAGTAAACGATAGCTTCACAATGAATGCGTGGTTCGAACATCTGGGTGTAAAAAATGTAAAGCCTATTCCTGATGGATCTGGTATCTTTACAATAGGTATGGACATGCTAGTAAGCAAAGATAACCTTGGGTTCGGACAACGTTCTTGGAGATACGCTGCGGTAGTAAACGATGGCGAAGTTGAAAAGATGTTTGAGGAGCCAGGCAAAGAAAACAATTGTCCTACTGACCCATATGGAGATTCATCGCCTGAAAATGTGATGGCTTATCTTAACAGTTGAGTTAATTGCATGGCGACATTGCAATATTATCATGTATAAATAGAAGGATTTACTGCTCTTTTACAATAAATAATGTTATAATACTTTGGTATTACATACATTACACACATTAAAGGAGCAGTAAATGTTAAACTTTTTGAAATCATTCTTTGTAGAAAGAGAATATAGAGCAGCGGTTCGTTCAACAATTAGAGAATTGTCCAAGATGTCCGACGCCGAACTTAGAGATATCGGTATTGCACGTGGAGACATCTATTCAGTTGCGCACGGTTCTACTGATTACGATAGACTTCGTAGACAAGCTAATGAGGGTCTAGTATAATGACTGCAATGGCTATGAACTACGTGGTAAATCCTCTATCGAACTTCTGGGATCAAACTAAGATTGCCTTAGAGATTCTTGGATACTCAAGAGCAGCTTCAGAATTGGCAAGACTGGGATATATGCAGGAAGCCAAAAACTGCATGATGATGATCAAAGAGTTAAAGGGCCTTTAAATACACTTACAGTCTTTCCGGGAGGAAATATGAAATCCTTACTTGATAAGGTAAAATCGTGCGATGGAGCATTTTGTAATATGATAGCAGAGTATACATTTGCTGTTATGGTACTATCAACAATGTTTTATTCTATCTCACAACTTTAACGCCTACGGGCACACACAACACACAGGAGAAAGAAAATGAAAATGTTAGTAAACTATTTTCAGAATACGAAGTCGGATATGACCAATCGTATTATTAAAGATGAGCAGTTAAATCAGGCAGCACAAAACTATATCAAAGCACAGACGAATTTTGCGCACATGCTAATTGATAATACTGAATGTATGATGAAATATACTTTTGATATGATGAAAGTTAAAGGAGATGTGAAATGAGCATGAATCCGTTTGAAATTCGTTTAGAGCTTCTAAAGATGGCAAAAGACATGATGGATCGTCAGTACGATGAGGCATCAAATGCTTACTGGCAAGCAATCAACGAGTATTCCGATAAGTGGAATAAGTCAGTTGTAGAGCTTGTTGAGCAAACGCAGGAAATGAAACCTGCACCATATACTCCAACAGATATGATGGAGAAAGCAAAAGAACTCTATGAGTTTGTATCTAAGAAAGACTAAAAAGAATGGGCCTTCGGGCCCATTTTTGTATTAAATACTTGACATAACGTTAAATATGTGATACATTGTACAGTATATTTTACATTTCACGATACTTTATTATGAGGTAATATCTTGAGTTTCTACACATGCGTAAATCGTTACGGCAATTCAATTCTTGTGCGTGGCTACACGTCTGAGGGTAAACCCTTCGCAAAGAAGGTTAAGTACAAGCCCACACTATTTCTTCCATCTCAGAAAAAGACTGATTGGATTGGTATCGACGGTACGCCTGTTCAGCCGTTCCAGTTGAACTCTATGTCAGAGGCAACCGACTTCTCTAAAGAACATGGCGAGATAAGCAATCTTAAAATCTATGGCAACCAGAATTATGTTGCGCAGTTTATTCAAGATGCGTTTCCTGGACATGTCAAACATGATCGTTCAAAGATTGATGTGGGTAATATCGATATCGAGGTTGCATCTGATGATGGTTTCCCAGAGCCTGCAGAAGCAGCACATCCTGTCATTTCAATTGCGTATTTGAGTTCCCGTGAGAAGATATTCCACGTGTGGGGCCTAGGTGATTATGATGCATATGAAGGTAAGCAACGTCTAAAAGATGATTATGCTGATTACCTCATTCAATATCGTAAGTGTGAAGATGAGCATGAGCTTATGGAGAAGTTTCTCATCTATTGGGAGAACAACACACCAGACGTAATCACTGGTTGGAACGTTCGTCTATTCGATATTCCGTACATGGTTAATCGTGTTAAGAATATCATGGCTGAGAGTGAGACCAAGCGTTTCTCTCCTTGGCGTCAAGTGAACTATCGTCAGATCGGCATCAAAGGTAAGTCGTTAGATGCATACGAAATCTATGGTGTGCAACAGATGGATTACTATGACATCTTTCAGAAGTTCGGATATTCATACGGCACACAAGAATCGTATACGCTAGATCACATTGCAAATACAGTTCTGGGTGAGAAGAAGCTATCCTATGAAGAGCATGGTACGCTTCACACACTGTATAAGAATGACCATCAGAAGTTTATCGACTATAACATTCGAGATGTTTTGTTGGTCGATGCACTCGACAAATATCTTGATCTGATGGATCTTGCGATGATTGTTGCCTACAAAGGTGGTGTCAATTACATGGATTCGTTTGGCACTACAGGTATATGGGACTCTCTGATCTATCGTTATCTGTATGATAAAAAGATCGCTGTGCCACCAACTAAACATCAAGAGCGTGGTGACTATCCTGGTGGTTACGTAAAAGATCCACATGTTGGCATGACTGAATGGGTAACATCTTTTGACTTGAACTCACTGTATCCTAATCTCATCGTTCAGTACAATATGTCTCCAGAGACGTTGATTGAAGATGCGCCTGTTTTGCCTACGGGAGTTGATTACTATCTGAAGTATGCAATCAACGGTGAGTCTCCTCCTCACAATGAAGGTGTGCCATATGCAGTTGCAGCAAACGGTGCGTGTTTCAAGAAGGATCAGCGTGGTCACCTGCCTGATATCATCATTGGTTTGTATGATGAGCGTAAGGTAGTGAAACGACAGATGCTTGATGCGAAGCAAGAGTTTGAGCAGACTAAGAACGAATCTCTAAAACGAGAGATCAACAAGTTTGACAACATGCAGATGGCGGTAAAGATTTTGCTCAACTCTCTTTATGGTGCATTGGGCAATCAGTATTTCCGTTACTATGATTTACGTGTGGCAGAAGGCATTACTCTGTCTGGTCAGCTTGCAGTTCGCTGGGCAGAAGAGAATATGAATAAATATCTTAACAAGATTCTAAAGAGTGATAAAGACTATGTTATTGCGATGGACACAGACTCCATCTATGTGAACTTTGGCCCATTGGTGAAAGAAATAGATCCTAAAGATCCCGTTAAGTTTATTGATGATGCGTGTAATGCAAAGTTTCAGCCTATGCTACAGAAAGCATATGATGAAATGTATGCTAAGATGAATGCCTATGATAATCGCATGGTGATGGAGCGTGAGGTGATTGCGGACAAGGCCGTATGGACAGCCAAGAAGCGTTACATCATGAACGTTCACAACTCTGAAGGCGTTCAGTATGCTGAACCTAAGCTAAAGATTCAGGGCATTGAGGCAGTAAAATCTTCTACTCCTATGGTTGTACGTGACAAGTTTAAGAAGGCGTACAAGATCATTTTGACTTCTACAGAGTTCGAATTGCAGAAGTTCGTCAAAGACTTCTATGACGAATTCAAAACTCTATCGCCTGAGCAAGTGTCATTTCCACGTGGCGTTAGTGAAATTAATAAGTGGACTGATAGTTCTATGCTAGGATACAGAAAGGGTACACCTATTCATGTGAGAGGCGCAATTCTATACAACAAGGCAATTAAAGAAAAAGGCCTGATGCAAGAATCATTGAAGAACGGATCTAAAGTTAAATTTTGCTACTTGAAAACTCCCAATCCTTTGCGTGAAAATGTTGTGTCTTTTCCTCAGTTTTTGCCAAAAGAATTAGATCTA